AGTTTAGTTTAAACAAAACAGAAAAGTTATCTGTCAGAATGACAGGCATCTCTTGGATTTAAAGTCTTTTAGACTAGAGTCTATTCCTTCTTGTCAGTAAGGTTCTTTCGAATTGTCTTACCTTTAATCCATTTATAATAATTTTCACAAATTGGCAAGGGATCATTTTTTTGATACTCCGTACCAGTTTCTTTTACGATACGGAGTATTTCTAATTTGATCTCTTCGTTATTTAAATGATCATTTGACATTTATCATTGACCTCAATGTATATACTTGTTGAACAATCTTATCATGATCTGGATGACCTTTGTTCCAATATGGACCAGTTCTATCATTCATAATCTTAGATATTTCTTGTTCAATGTCTTTACCTTGATCAACATTTTCAGATTCAGTTGAAACAATTTTATCTTCAGACATCATATCTGCAATCTTTGCAAAACCTTTTATAACATCTGGATGATCTCCAAGTCTTATTCCATTTTTTAATTGCATATCTAAAACTTCAACACCAAGATTGGCTTTTGCTAATGATGCTGCTTTACTAACATTATCATCAAATGATTTACCCCACTCTTGTCTAAGTTGTTGTTCAGATTCAGCTCTTGAAGTTTCTATATCAATTTTTGTTTGTTGCGCAGAACCTTCCATGATACCTTTATAATATTCTAAAATACCTTGAGCTTGTTTATTATTTAATCCAAGTTTATAAGAAGTTTCAGCAAAAGTTTTAACTGCACCTTCATCTATTGGAGCAACTTCAGATTTTGCATCTAATTTATATTTATCAGCAGACTCTGGTCTACCAAGTTTAGTATAAACTTCATTCCATTGATCTTCAGTTGAGTTTTCATTTGGTACGGCAACTTTATCTTGACCAATCATTCTTGTTGCATTGATATAAGATTTAGCTAACGCATCAATCTCTGTAAACTTAGATATGTTTGGATCATTTCTAAATTCTTCTGAGATTGCTTCCTTCCAAGATTTTGCAACAGTTGGTTGCTCAGTCGTAGAAGAAATAGGTTGTTCAGTTTGTTGTGGTGCTTCTGTAGTAGGTTGTGTTGTCTCTGCTACAGGCACAGCTTCCT